TGTTTTTAGTAGCACACCCAAGAAAAATGGAAAGCATAGATGGAAAGTATAGAGTTCCCAACCCCTATGATATTTCTCAATCAAGCGATTTCTTCAATAAAGCATATAATTGTATCACGGTTTATAGGAATCTTGGACAAAAAACTATTTATGGAAGTGATAGTGTTCAAGTATATGTTCAAAAGGTTAAGAGGAAAGAGAATGGTAAACAAGGCGATTTTATGGTAGCACCTGACTTTCACAATGGAGGTGTATATAAAGAAATAGATAAAGACAAACAAAGGTTTGAAGTAATAAAAGATAATATACCTTTTTAAATATGGAATTAAATAAAATATATAATGAAGATTGTTTAGAAACAATGTCAAAAATGCCAAATGATTTTGTAGATTATTCACTTATATCACCACCATATAATGTTGGAAATAATCAATTAAATGGCGAGGGTAAAAAGTATGAATCTATTAATGATAAGATGACTAAAGATGAATATTTTGAAAATCAAAAACAAGTCATTGAAGAATTATTAAGAGTAACTAAATATCATTTATTTTACAACATACAAATGCTTTCAAATAACAAACAAAGTGTTTTAAAACTTATGGGTTATTTTAACGATAAAATTAAAGAGATTATTATTTGGGATAAAAACTTTGGAGTACCTGCTATGGAACCTGGTGTTTTTAATAGTGCATACGAATACATAATCATATTTAGCAACGATCAACCAAGCAAAAGGAAGTTTTATGATGTAGATTTTAAAGGTACACAACCAAATGTGTTTCGTACAAAAAACAAACACTCTAATCCATTTGCTGATAAACATAAAGCAATATTTCCCCTTGATATACCAAGATATTTTATGCAAGTATTTGGAAAGGAAAATGATATTTGGTATGATTGTTATATGGGAACTGGCACAACTGCTGTTGCTGCAATAGAAGAAAAAAAGCAATTTATCGGATCTGAAATATTTGATGAATATTGCGACCTTGCAAACAATAGATTAAAACCATATTTAACACAAATTAAATTGTTTTAACTTTGTTTAATGTTTGAGATTAGTGTATCGGTAATGAGGGGTTTTGGAATAGGTTTTAACTACTCTAATGAAGATATTGAGGGTTTAGAACCATTAGCCGATGATCTTCGACATACTATCCAAATAATCTTTTTTTTCGTAATAATCAACATAAATTACTATACTCCCAACGAAGAAGAATAAAATTTTTCTTATTGATTATCAATTAGTTAGCAATTATTTACTAATTATTTACATAAAATATTTTTTATATTGTAAAATATTCTTTATATTTGAGTATTATTAAAAACAACTAAATTAAAAATTATGGAAAAAAGTAAAAACTTAAAATTGATAAAAAAAGAAGATTTTGGAAATTCACAATATTTTGAATTTGCAAGAGAAACACAAATCACACAACACTATTTTACATTAGAGCAAAAAGATGGTTATGTTTTAAAAGCTAAAATATATAAAGTTGTAACTGATCAAGGTAATACTTATTACAGAGTTTGGTCATTAAAAGGTTCATCATTTCCTTATGATGCAAATAATTTTAAAACTTATGATGAGTTAATTGAAATGTATTCAATATGGGCAGATGATATAGAGAATGATACATTAATGGGACAAATAAGAATAGGGCAAACAATTTAAAACAATCAAGGGGGTGAAAATCACCCCCATTTAACCTTAAATAAATTAAAATGAGTATTGAAAAATTATTAAGAGAAGTAAATAAAATTAAAAATAATGAACCTTTAGATGTTAATTCATTTGAGGAACTAACATTCAAAACTGGAATGTTTGGAGAAAAAAGATCAAGATATACTTTTGACAATGGACTAACATTATCTGTTGCAGGTGGTGATGGTTTTTACGGAGATGGTATAATAGATTTTGAAATCGCTATATTAGATAGTTACGATGAACTTATGTCATTGAATATATTTTCTGATGAGTATGGTAATGTTTCAGGTTGGCAAACCAAAAAAGATATTACCGAATGGATCAAAAAAATTAAAAAATATAGTGTCGAATAAAACCACTTTCCGACATAAACTGTGAAAGATAATAGGAAGTTATGAAACCTGGTTTTTAACCCTGCTTGTTTAAGTGGGGTTTTTTTATGTATTTTTGTAAAGTGAAAACAAACAAAAAGCAACACACTAAAAAAGCAATTCTTGAAGCATTAGAAAAATCACTTGGAGTTGTTACAACTACTTGTAAGAAAGTTGGAATCAATAGAACTACCTTTTACAAGTATCTAAAAGAAGATGAGGAGTTTGCAAAGCAAGTAAAAGATATTGAGAACATTGCTCTTGATTTTGCTGAATCACAACTCCATAAACAAATAAGTGAGGGCAATACAACTGCTACAATCTTTCTCTTAAAGACAAAAGGAAAGAAACGTGGTTATGTTGAGAGAAGCGAAATAATCCACGACAATCAAATTAAATCAACCATTATAGAATGGACACCACCAAGAAAGTTGAACAAAGATGCAATAGACAATTCTACGACCTTATTAGATCAAAGAAAAGATTCAAAGTCCATCAAGGAGGAACAAGGTCAGGAAAAACAGTAGCCGTTTGTCAATACCTGGTTTATCTAATTACAACATCTGAAAAACCTTTGACTATCTCTATTGTTCGTAAGACACTACCTGCATTAAGAGGAAGTGTGATGAGAGATATAATGATAGTACTACAAGAAACTGGAATCTACTATTCAGGAGTCCACAATAAAGCTGATAACACTTTTAAATACAATGACCACTTAATTGAGTTTCTTTCGGTAGATGAACCTCAAAAGATTCGTGGTCGTAAAAGAAACATTGCATTCTTAAATGAGGGCAATGAATTAAACATAGAGGATTTTCGCCAAATCAATATGAGAACTACCGATATGGTCATTGTTGATTTTAACCCATCAGATCCTATCCATTGGATTTATAATGACCTAATTCCAAGAGAAGATTGCGATACTTGGGTAACAACATACAAAGACAATAATTTCTTGTCTAAAGAACTTGTAAACGAAATTGAAAGAATGAAACTTCGTGATCCTGATTACTGGAGAGTATATGGTGAGGGATTACAAGCAATCTTTAGTGCAAGACAAATATTTAATAACTGGACTTTTATTAATTACGATGAGTTTCCTGAATTTGATTTAGAGGTAGAAGGTATTGTGGGGATTGACTATGGGTATAGTAATGATCCAACCGCTTGTGTTCTTGTCTTTAAAAAGAACGACAAGGTGTATTTGCACGAGATACTTTATCAAAAAGGTTTAACCAATAGCGATATTGTAGATATATTAAAAGCGAAAGGATATGGTGAAGTGATTACTTATGCTGATTCTGCTGAACCTAAATCTATTGAGGAGATGAGAAGATTAGGATTGTACATAAAACCTGCGACTAAAGGTCAAGGAAGTATAAATGCAGGAATATCTAAATTGAAAGAGTACGATATTATTGTTAGCAATGAATCAAAGAATATATTAAGAGAATATCAAAGCTATTATTGGGAACAATTAAAAGATGGAACGATAATAAACAAACCACAAGACAAGGAAAATCACTTAATGGATTCTATTCGTTATGCCGTTTATTCTTCCTTTGGTAAGAAAGAAAACTTTTTTGTAATTTAATTAGTATTTTTGTAAAATAAAAGTTATTCGATGGCATCAATATTATCAAGATTTCAGAAACTCATTTCAAAGAATTTTCAACAAACTAATGCAGAGTTTAATAAAGCGATATACAACTATATTGGAAATAGTATTATTTGGAATGCTGAAAACGATAACACTTACATTGAAAAAGGGTATCAATACAACACAACGATTTATTCTATTGTAAATCTTATAGCTAAAACTGCAGCGACAATTCCATTTCAGATATATGAGGTTAAAAATGAGAATGAGTTAAAGAGATACAAAGCAATGACAAGTGGTATCGCTAATGGTTCTGCATTACATAAAGCAGAGGTGTTAAGAAAACACGCACTTGAAGAAGTAGCAGATACTGAATTACACGAATTACTTTCAAGACCTAATCCTGCACAATCATACAATGCTTGGATTCAAGAAATAATTGCTTTTGGTAAACTAACTGGTAATCGTTACATCTATGGTTTAAAACCTGATACAGGTGCTAATCAAGGTAAATTCAAAGAATTATATGTATTGCCAAGTCAAAAGGTAGAAATTAATAGTGGTGGAATATTTGAACCAGTTAAATCATATTCATTAGACTATAATGGTCAATATAAGATGGAAGCTGAAGATATTTGCCATATAAAAGATTTTAACCCTTATTATGATGGAACTGGTAGTCATTTATACGGAATGTCGCCACTTAAAGCAGGTTTAAGATCATTAGATACAAATAACGAAGCAATTACAACTGGTGCGAAGTATTTACAGAATCAAACTGCAAGAGGTGTACTTATGAGTGATGAGGGGGATATTAATGAAGTTCAAGCACAACAATTAAAAGAGAAGTTTAGACAAAACTATCAAGGTTCTAATAGTGCAGGTGATATTGTAATAACACCAAAGAAATTATCTTGGATTAACTTTGGAATGTCAGCATCTGATCTTTCTCTAATAGAACAATACAATGCAAGTATTAAGGACTTATGTAATATATATTCAGTACCTGCAGTTCTTTTAAACAACACGGAATCTTCTACTTATAACAATGTAATTGAAGCTAAAAAGACATTGTATCAAAATGCAGTTATTCCTGAACTTAACAAAATCAAAGATGAGTTAAACAGATGGTTAGTTCCTGCTTATGGTGATAAACTATACATTGACTTTGATTACACAAGTATTTCTGAAATGCAAGAGGAAATGGACAAAGTGGTTGGGCAAATGAGTCAGGCTTGGTGGCTAACTCCAAACGAGAAAAGACAAGCGATGAGTTATGGTGTTGAAGCCGACAACGAAAAACTTAACGATTACTATATTCCAATGAATCTTGTTCCATTACAAGATGAGGTTATTAGTGAGGACTTTAAAAGTGTAAGAGTTAATTATGATGAACTACTTAATGTTAAGAGGGAAGTTCGCAGAGATGTTTACACAAGCGAAACAGAAGCAAGTGAAAGAGCAGAAGCGATTGGTTGTTCAGGTGTTCATTCACACGATGAGAATGGAAATAAAATTTATATGCCGTGTGCATCGCACGAAGATTATATCGCAATCATTGGACAAGATGTTAAAGATGAATATATTGACAAACCAGTTAAACCTGGTAGTGCCGTAGAAACTGGTCTTAAAAACAAGGTAGAGGAACATAATGAGAAAGTTGGTGATGATAAATCAAAAAGAACTTCATATAGAACATTACAAACTGTATTCAATCGTGGTGTTGGTGCATATAGAAATAATCCATCATCGGTTAGACCAAGTGTTACAAGTGAAGATCAATGGGCTTATGCAAGAGTAAACTCATTTTTATATGTTCTTCGTAATGGTAAATTTAGAGGTGGCAAACACGACACCGACCTTTTACCAAGTGGACACCCAATGTCAAGCAAGAAATCAATAACTAAAGCTGAAAGCTATACTAATTACCCACAAGGTGCTACTAACAATGCAAAAAGAATGTTGGAGTGGAGAGAAAAGTATGGTCGTGATGTTGTGAAAGGTGGAACTGAAGTTGGTTGGAAAAGAGCAAATCAATTAGCTAATAGAGAACCTTTATCACTTGATACTGTGAAAAGAATAAATAGCTTTTTAGCAAGACACGAGGATAATGCAAAAATATCTGAAGAATACAGAAACGAACCTTATAAAGACAAAGGTTATGTAGCTTATAATCTTTGGGGTGGTAAAGCAATGATTTCTTGGGCTAAAAGGATTTCTCAAAATGCTGACTAAAAAATTCAAAAAAACTTATCATAAGGATTGGCTTAATCAATTAGACATTGAAGAAGCGAAACAAGACAAGAAATGGGTTAAATACTTTAAAAAGGAAAGTAGTGATATTATCAATGAGTTTCTAAAAGCCAATAAACAAATACCTGATTTACAATTTAAGTTTAAGGATAGCGACTTAATAACTCTTTATGTTGAACTATATCAAGAGGTTGGAAATAAGTTTGCTAAGTGGTATGCTCAAAACTTTGAGAAATACATTACTAAAAATACCCATATTGAATATGAGGATATTTGGAATGAAAAGTTTGCATACATAGGTAATGAAGTAGCAGGTGCAAGAATAGTTAGTGTAGGTGGTAATCGAAGAAAAGAATTTATTAAGACATTAAAAAGATATATGGCAGATCCTGACTTTCAATCAATGGGTGAGGTACAAGCATCAAGAATACTGCGAAAGAAGTTTAATGATATGTCGGTTGTTAATGCAAAACGAATTGTAAGAACAGAAAGTGTTAATGCAGCCAATTATGCGACTAATCAAAGTGCTACTGATGTTTTTGGAAAAGAGAATCTTCAAAAAGAATGGATTGCAACTTTTGATAATAGAACAAGAATAGATCATATACAAGCCAATGGACAAATAGTTGATATGGATAAAAACTTTTTAGTGGGTGGTGAGGAATTAAGTTATCCAGGTGATAGTAGAGGAAGTGCTGCTAATGTAATTAATTGTAGGTGTACCAATGCACCATTTCCTAAAGAAGAAATTATTGAGGGTGCAATACCGCAAAGAATTGAGCCAATGCCAGTAAGAGTTCCAAGACAAAGAGTAGTGCAAGAAGGAAAACCAAACTTTTATCCAAAAGAAATTGATGATCTTAAAAAACAAGGTTATGAGATTGATGATAAAGCAATGGAGATAACAAGTTTGTTAAATAAACCTATAAGTGTTAAATTTTTAAGAAAGGGAAGATCGTTTGCAAACGAAGATGGTATTACAATTAACATAAGAGATTATAATACTAAAGTAGCATTAAACAGAGCATTAGTTCACGAGATAGGTCATATGGCACATAAACAAAATAATTGGGCAAAATGGAATATGAGAAATAAATCTAAACCAATTTTAGATGATGATGTTAAAAATGCTTTTGAAAAATGGAGAAAACAATTAGGTTATAGGCAAAGTGCAAGTGTGCAAAATGAAGCATTGAAACCATACAAAAGATTATGGGATTTTGAGGATTTCGGAAGTTTAAAAAAACAATTTCCATCTCTTTCAGAAAAAGATTTTCAACAATTTCACGGAGCAATGGCAGATTTTTTTGGTGCATTGACAAGAAACAAAGTTGGATATGGTCACCCTAATGCTTACTATACAAGAGGTGGTCTTTATTCACAAGTAGCTGAAGTTTTAGCTCATTCATTTGAAAATTTATATTTCGGCAACCCCATATTTAGAAGATTATATCCTGAGATTTATTATGAATCAAGAGAACTTATAAGAAAATTACAAAATAAAATATAATGGAAAGATTGTTTAGATTATCACAAGAGTACGAAAAATTACACCCAAATTCAGAATCACCAAGAACTTGGCTAATGTTATTTAGTATCGAAGAACTAATTGTAATGTTAGAAAATGCAGATGGAAGAAGAATAGATGTCTTAATAACTGATTCACCTGAAGTGAATGGTGGTGGTGAATTAATATATATAGAAAATTAATATCTTTGTAAAATGGAAAATATAATATATAAGTCAAGCCCAATCGGTGAATTAGTTGATGCCGATGAAAAGAGTGGAATCGTAAAAGGATATGGTTCTGTATTTAATAATGTTGATAGCGATGGTGATATAATTACACCAGGTGCATATACAAAAACGATTATGGAGAATGGAAGTCGTGTTAAATACTTATATCAGCACAATATGGATCAACCATTAGGAAAAATGGTGAACTTATATGAAGATGATAAAGGATTGATGTTCGAAGCGAAAATACCAAAAACTCAACTTGGAACTGATGTATTAGAACTTATGAAAGCAGGGGTGATTACTGAAAACAGTGTAGGTATATTGCCACTTCAAAAGGAAGCAGGAATGGGTGATGGATATAACAGAAAATTAACGGAAGTAAAACTTTATGAGATTTCTGCCGTTACACTTGCTGCAAATGATGAAGCAATGATATTAGATGTAAAAGGGAATGTAGATAAGGAGAAAGTATTGAAAAGATTTGATAAACTTGTGAAATTAATTCGCAAGGGTAACATTTCTGACAATATGGGTTATGCTATTGAAGCAGAACTCATCAAGCTAAAATCTATTTTTAACGATAGTGCCACTCTGCCAACTGAAATTGATGTTACAGAGCCGACAGAGATTAAAACTGATAATAGTGATATATATAATTATTTGTTTAATAAATTAAATTCGTAAAAAATGAACGATGAAATCAAAAAAGAATTAGACCAAATCGGAGATTTAGTTGATTCTAAAATTGAAAAAGCATTCAATTCGGCTCAAGATAATGCGAAAGGTGAGATTGAAGAATCACTTAAAAGTGAAATTTCAAACCTATCTAACGACTATCTTGCAAAGAATGATGAAATGCAAAAAAGAATGGACACTATCGAAATGGCAGCTAAAAAAAATGCTATCGAAAGTAAGCCAGTAAACTTTAAAGGTGCTTTAAAAGAAGCTATCGAAGGTGGTGCTATTGAAGGTCTTAAAAAAGGACAATCAAGAGCAGCTTCATTCGAAGTAAAAGCTGATATGACAACTGGTGCAGATTATACTGGTGAGGTTATCGCTGCAACAAGAGTACCTGGTATAAAGTATGATCCTGCAAATGCAGTTCACATTAGATCAATCGTACCTGTTGGAACTACAAACTCTGACACAATAAGATATATTAAAGAATCTGCATATACACAAGGTGCTGCTGCTAAAGCAGAAGGAACTGCACTTGGACAAACTGACTTTAACTTAACTGCTTCTACTGCTAATGTAGAGTTAATTGGTACTTACTTAAGATTATCAAAGCAAATGCTTGATGATACTGAGCAATTAACTTCTTACATCTCGGCAAGAGTACCAAGCAAGTTAATGGCAGTTGAAGATGACCAATTATTAGGTGGTAATGGATCTGCACCAAATTTAGAAGGATTGAGAAATTCTGCTACTGTTTGGTCTAATTCTGCTTCAGGATTCG